ATTGGTAATTAATACCATTTTTAGAGACACCAGCCGTTGGTACTCTTTTATTCCAAATTTTATTTAGTTTAATAAGAAAGAACCCATAATAGGGCTCTTTCAACATTAAATCTTTTCCTGTTTTACTTAAGGTATCTTCTCTAGTCATTGTCTTTTAATTTTACAGTTATTTCAAATTTATCAGTAGGGTAACCCATATTATATAAATGGTTAGAAAATTGATTAGTAAAAAATTCTAAATATAATTCTGTTGATGCCTCACTACATTTATTAGCTGTTAAAGCAGAAAATACTGTAGAAGAAGGTAATCTATAATCTTTACTATCAAGTTTTAAAACATTTTTTATAATTTTAAAACCTTTTTTACATTCTTTTTCCCATACTTCAGCTGTTGTTTTACCAAATTGGTATAATACTAATAATTCACCTAAATATTTTTTACTAGCATAGTTATTAAGACAAGAAAAAGCAATTATAGCATTTTCTTTATCTTCAGAAAGTAACATACTTAATATGTTTTTAATTTCTTGTTTGTTTAAAATCATATTATTTATTTGTTAAAGTCCAAACTAAATCTTGAATTTTTTCAACTATTTCTTCTTTAAGTTCATCTGTAAGTGTTTGCAATTCTAAATTGTATATCCACTTATATAATTCTTCTTCTGTCATAATTTTGATATTACTAAATAATTTGCATAAGCATCTTCATATGCTATGGCCCATATTTTATAGCCATCAATAATATATAGTTTTTTTTTCATTAGTCTTCTATTTTAAATAAATGTAATCCTTTAATAATTTTATCTAAAGATTTTTTAATACTAGAATGCATACTTTTAGTATCTAATATTAAACCATCTTTTTCATTTTCATCTTTAGTTACAAATGCTACATATATCTGATGACCATTATATTTATCTTCAGTGAGTATATCACCTCTTTCAAATGGTGAACTTTCAGGTATCTGATATACTCCAGTTAGTTTTATATAAGAACCATCTATTGTTACAGTATCTACTGTAAATATGTTATTTACTTTTTCCATTAGTCTTCTATTTTAAAAGTTTTAATCATAAGTTCTTTGTCAGTTTTAAATAATTCTACAGCTTTTAAAAATCCAGCTTCATAACCTTCTTTAACTTCTTCATATCTTTCATATTTAGAAATATGATCTCCTTTTTCCATTTTATGTTTTGAGACAGCATATTCATCTGCTAATCCCCAATAATTAATTATTTTTTCCATTAGTCTTTTATTTTATTATTTATTAATTTAATTGCTGTTTTAAAACCAGCTAAAAACCCTACATATAAATCAGGTTGAAGATCACCATAGCTTTCTTCTATCATATACTTTTCAGCCATTTCTTTTAAAATATTATCAGTTATGTCTTCCATTAGTCTTCTATTTTAAGGTTTATAATCAAGTTTTAGTTCTAAACATAACCATGCATAACTAGCATGTATTCCTTTTAATCTTTTTGGAATTAATTTCCATTCCAATAAATTAATTTTTAATGTTATTTGTTTCATTAGTCTTCTATTTTAAGTGTTTTAATTGCCCATTCTTTAGGTTTACCTGATGATATCATATCAACCCATTCTTTAGCAGTAGGAATATAATTATTACAATCCTCTTTTACATGTTGTTCTCCAACATATCTAGTGTACACAGTTTTACCATCTGAATTTATAAATGAGTTACCAAATACTTTTTCACATTCAAATATACCTTCACTATGATGTCTAAACATTCTGTGTTTACTGTGTCCTATCCAAGCCTTAGTTTCATCAAACCAATCATGAATAGTTTGGTAATCAGATAATTGACCACCCCATTTTCTAACTGAGGATTTGCAATGTTGCATTGGATGTGCCATTATTCTATACTTTCTGTAAGTAAATCACTTGTGTGAATATAATTATGAAATTCTGAATATCTAACATTATTTTCTATTACATATTTACCAGAAGGAATTAAAATACATAATGTACCATATCCTCCGTCATTATTCCACCAATCTTCTATATTATCAAGAATTGTACAATGTGCAAATTCTTCTAATTTTCTAGATAACTCATTATTTAAAACTGATAAATCATTTTCAGAATTTAAATAATCAACATCTTTAACTATTTCAAACATTTCTTCATCAGTATAATCAGCTGCTCTTCCTGTTGTGTAAGTTATTGATTCAATAGAACCATCGTCTCCACCACCTTCATAATATATTCTAATTCCCGTAACACCAAGGTCAGCCAACTGTAATAGAAGGCCTGTCATTTCATTTTCTGTCATATTATTTTGTTTTGTAAAATCTGCCAAGAATATTGGCATTTAAATAATTTTCTTTCTCAAGCACCTCATACTTAAACTGGTGCTTTACTTCTTGATAAGTTAATTCTGTAGAAGAAAAACAAATCAACAAGATCTCTCTTTTAATCATAACTCCTGCTTTGTGAGCTTCTTTTAATTGTTGATTACTACTGTAGTAATTTTCAAAATTAGCTTTTTGTTCTTTAGTATATTTCTTTAACCTTTTATCAGTAACTAATGCTAAAGCTTTTTTACCAAGTTTCTTTTTTACATTTGAAAAGAAATTCTTTTTACCAATATAGGCATAAGTATTTCCATTTAATATCACAGACATGTGATAAATAAATCCAATACCATTTTCTGGTATATTTGTTTCAGTAAATTTTTTACCTTGGTATATCCAACTCATAGTGCTTGTTTTAATAAAGGTAATAATATATCTCTAACTTTATCAATACCATGTTTTGCTACTGAATCAGATAAATCTTTTTCCATAGGAAGAACAACATAACTAAAATTATATTTATGTTTATATCTTTCAGCAGCTTTGATACCAGGTTCATCATTATCAAATAGTACAATTATAGATTTATAACTTTTACTAAGTTTGTTAATTATAGTTTCTGAAATCATAGTATTCTCACTGTCTGGTGCTATACATTCTGTATTAACTATTTTAAGTTTTTGAAATACCATAAGATCTTTTAAAGAAGAAGTTATAATTAAATAATCTTTTTCATAACTTATTTGATCAAGACCTTGTACATAATTTTGTACTTTAATGAATTTTTTATCAGAATTTTTTGGCATATAAACTTTATACAAAGAACCATCATTTCTAAAATAACCATAAGTATATGGTTTTTCAAATTTAAATAAAAGTATATTACCATCTATATCTTTTTTTTTCATTGTAAAATACTGCAATGGTGATACATTATAATGCTCAAGTAATTTAGAACCAATTTTAAATCTTGTCCAATATTGTTGATCTATTGTGTTCCAATGTCTTATTTCATGGTCAACTACTTTAAATTTATCATGAATCTTAAACTCTCTTTTTTCAAAAAAAGTATTATTAGCAAGAAAGTCTTCATAATCAGAAAGTATTTTATTTACTGCATTAGCCCTAGTTGGCATATTATATAATGCTTTAACTAATTCTATTGTATCTCCTTGAATACCAGATGAAAAATCTTTAAACTTATAGTATCCTGAAATTGTATCTGTATAAATACACATTGAAGGTACTTTATCTTTTGAATTAAAAGCAGACAATATTTTTACATCTTGTCCTGTAAGTTTTTCTTTTAAATTTAAATAATTTTCAAAAACCCATTCTCTAGGAACATCACTTAAATCTGAAATTATGTGTTTAGTTGAAATCATAATATAAATTTTAAAAATAAAAAAGAGGAACCATTTCTGATTCCTCTTATAACTAAATTTTATTTAGTCTAAATTGAAATCAGAACTTGATTTTGTAGTTGTAGAAAAATCATCATCATCACCAAATTTCTTTACTTCAGTAACTTCTAGTTTTTTAAGATGTTTTGCTTCATCATATACTAAAACTTTACCTTGTTCAATTTCACCATAACTATATTTTCCTTTTTCTGCTTTAGCTAAATACATATCATAATTGGTATAACCAGATTTATTTAAGTATTCTTTACCAGCTACACAAAATTCTAAATACTTATCTTGAAAAAGACCTGCTTTATTAAATGCACTTACAAAATCTTCAATAGTTTTGTGTTTATCATTTTCTCCTACAAACCATTCATTAAAACCAAGAGTTTTAGATAAATTTTGTAAGAAAATTAATATTGATCTGTCTCTCTGAATTTTAATTCCAGATTTAGTTTCACCATCTGCAAATGCATATTGACTAGCTTTTACTCTACCAATTTGACCTTCATAGTGTCCTTTTGACTCATCATCTTTATCAATCATAAATCCTTCAAAACCTGCAATTGGTTCAGTTTCTACATTTAAAATTAAATGATAAGCATTATCAAGAAATCTAAAATCTTCTAATACAAGACTATTAATTTTTAATAAATGATTGCCTGGAGCAATTGTTTTTACTCCTCCTGAGCCTGTGCCCAAGTCTGTTGTACTTAATCCCATTTTTATTTTATTTTTATTTGTTACACATATATTTTATCCCAGTGAAAAATAATTTCACCTTTGTCATTCATTTCAGAAACTACTATCTCTTCATTTCTTAAGTGCTCTGGTCTTGCACCACAAGTTACTTCTTCACTAGTTTTGAAAGATAAAATTGTTTTATTTCCTTTTCTAAACATGTAACCAATAGCATCAGCATTAGCACATATTAAGGATTTAATTTTACCAGTTAAATCTATGTTAGCTGCCATTACCATTTCTCCTTTATCATCTACCTGTTTGTCTTTAATATGACCAGATAAAATAATATGGGGTGCTAAGGTATCAATAAAATCTAAAACTTGAAAAAAAGCTTGTCTTAAATATAAATATCCTGCACCATTAGGTAAACTTAATACATTGTCTCCATCATAGTTTTTACCCATAGATGTTTCTTTGTATAATTTTATTGCCAAAGGCATTACCATATCTTCTAATGCAGTTACTGTATCTATAGTAAGATACTTGTATGGATTATTTGCTTCTTTAATTGCTTTACCAGCATCTAGAAGTTCCTTAAGACTTGAAATTTTAATTTTCATAGCTTCTACATAATCAGAACCATTTTCTAAATCCACTAATAAATTACCTTCTAAACCAGAAAAAGCAGTTGTTTTTCCTGTTTTAGGTTTAGAATAAATAATTAATCTTTTAGGATTAAATCTTGTTGGTTTTTCTTTTTTTGTTGGAAGTACTATACTCATTGTTTTTCAATTAAAGTATTTAACCATAACTTATTACTAACTGGTTTTTTCCACATAATAGCAGCAAAGTCAGTAATAGACATTTCAGATAATAAAGCATCTTCAGTTATTAAAACATCATCAAGTGTAACTTCTTTCTTTGAAAAATTTTCTTCAAAATCTGGAAATATACTTAATGTTGTTTGTAGTTTAGGAACAGATTCTTCTTTTTGACTCTCTTGTTCTTTTCTTTTTTCAAACAAACCATAAGTAATTTCACTTCCATCAGCAAGAACAACATTTAATTCAGATAAAGGAATTATAAATGCATGATAAGGTTCTCCTTTAGAATTACTACCTTCTTTTATTTCATATTCTTCTGAAAAATAAGGATTATATTTAAATTTAAATAAATCTCTGTTAGAGTTAGCAGGTGTAAGATCCACATCTTTTCCTTGGTTGTCTCTTACAACTTCAATAAATTCTATAAAAATATCTTCTCCTCTTCTCAATTCACTTTCAAATAGTTGTATTTGTTTTCCATATTTTCCTTTTTGGAAAAATGCTGTTTTTACAACAAAGAAAGGATCAATTATTTTGAGTTTATTAAACCTATCAAGATGATAAGCAAACAACTCTCTTTCTTTTTCTTTTCTATTAAACATATATTATTTTTAAATTGTTACTTTTTTTGTAGCTTGGGCAGGTGTTGCTATTTCTACAATTCTCATGTTAGTTCTATCAAGTTTAAAAAAACTTAATCTTGTAGTACTATTTCTAGACTTAAGAAAGTGAAATACTAATGTATCTTCATCAGATATAATAAACCTCTCGGGACCATATTGTCTTATTTTTCTTATAGAAGGTTTATTTATTCCAAGAACTACATCAGCATGTTGCAACAGTGCATCTGCACCAAACAAATCAGAATCTAATACATAATTTCCATATTCTCCATCACGGGCTCTATCAGCATTATCAATATTTCTATTTAACTGACTAAGAACAACAAATGCAATTGGATATTTTTTCTTCATCATAGTTAGGCCTTCACCTAATGCATATAACATTTCAAATTTATCTTTTTGACCTTTGCCAACTCTAAATAAAGCAGAATGATCTATAGACACAAGCATATTTGGATATGTACCATCTTCTGTTTTGTATTTTTCCATTTCATAATGAATGGTAGAACACATTTCATCAACTGTACAAGCATCATAAACTACATTTATAAAATCTTTATCTTCATATTTATGATAATAATCAACACATTTTTTATAAATTGCTTTATCTACTGGTGAACCTTTACTCATTAATGTATTATAATCATACCCTGTATTCAGACTCAATTTTCTTATACCATTGGTTTCATCCAACATTTCAAACTGAAACTTTAAAACTCTAAATTCTTGGTCAGCATTGTTATCTATAACATCACTAATTAACTGTTCCATAAATAAAGTTTTACCTGTTCCAGGTCTAGCACCAACTACGGTGATAGTTCTCCATTCTAATCCATCACAAAAAGCATCATTAAATTTTGGCCATGCACTCTTAAGTGATTTAATATCACCATTTCTTCTTGCTTTCATTTTCAGAATAGCCTTTTTTAAAGAGTCTCTTTCACTTACAGGCACCAAAGGCCTTGCACCATTAAATAATTCTGCCATCTTAATCTAGATTAGGTTTAATTTGAATTTTTGCTATATTATATAGCGAATGCATAACTGTAATAATTAACTCTATAAAAATATAGTTAAGTACACTTATATTAATAACTAATAAATCAATCAACATAAAAGCAATCACACTCCCCACTATAGCAATCATAAATAACTTTGTTCTTTTACTCATACTATTCTTTCTTTAAAATATACTTGTTCCTCATCAGAACCGTTTATTATTATATCACAATAATTTGCTAAATCAGACTCATATGTTTTATCAATTCCTTGTTTTCTTATAAAATATTGTGCAGTTCTCATAAATTCAAAATTTCTTATGCTAAATTCATCAACATACTTTTCTGTAGCTGCAATAACAATATTCCAATCATAATTGTAATTTTCAAAGAACCATCTAAAAGCAACTTCAAGGTTTTTTGGATTAACTCTTGCATATTTGCCTGAAGACAGTTTTTTATTAGGAAATATTTCAACATATTCCTTTATTTTATCTAAAAAATCAACTCCCAATAAAGTTTGTGACGTTTTCTTTTTGCTACTTTTAAAGTAACTATTTATTTCTGTAACAAATATAATACTTTTATTTGTTAAAGTCAAATTTTTATTTAACCAATTGTCATTAATTAATTTTTTTGTTTCTAAGTTTCCATTAACATAAGAATTTGGTATAATATTTTCTTTTATACAGTTTAAAACATAAAAAGAATTAGGTGTTATTTTATTTTCTGCTAGTTTAATAAATATTTCTGTCATTGTTAAATTATATTTTTATATTTATTTTTTGTAAATGTATTTTTTTATTATATTTGTTAAAAAATTATGTTATGCCACAAATACTTAAAGAAATTGCAGATGATGCCCTTATAAACATTAAGGTAAATAAAAGTTATTATAATATGGTAAAAAATTTAGGATTTACATTATTTAAATTAATGTCTGAAGAAGATTCTGAAATTTTTAATAAAGCAATGACTGATAAAGAAAATTTTAAAATGCCAGATTATAATGAATTATCTGAACCTCAACAAAATTTTTATACAGTTATGTTATTATTAGCAGAAATTGAAAAAGAAGCTATTAAAAATAATTTAATTAAAACTACTGAAGTATTAATGCCTGAAGATGAAGGATTTAACCCTGAAACTATTCAAAAAGACTTTGATATTCCAGATCCTACTACTCAAGATTAATATTATATATTCTTCCAATTTCTATACAAGCTTGTATAGTTAACATTATTTCATCTTTAGAACAATCTGCAAAAGATTTACATATTGTTTCTTCTCCTGTACTATAACATAATCCTGATTGTTCTTTTACTAAAGTTTTCATTTCTTCAAATGTATAACCAGATTCTTTAGCTAATTCTCTTATACATGCATATACTTTTGCAAGTTGTGCAACACTTTTATTACTTGTTGCTAAACCTATAAATATTTCTATTTCCTGACCTTCAGGAAGTTTATCTAAAAATAATTTATAATTTAATTTTGATTTATCATCTAGATAAACTAACTTTCCACTTTCTTTTATTAATTTTGATGTAAACATAGTTGTTTTTTTTATTAAATATAGTGATTATATGTCAATTGTAAAGCAGCCAAGTGCTAAAAAAAGTAACACTAATATAATATTAGATTACTTAGAAAAATTTCCTAATGCTCCTTCCAGAACTATTGCTAAAAAAATTTATAATGAAAATTCTGCATTTTTTACAGATGTTGAAAATGTATATTTTAGAGTTAGATATTATAGAGGACAAAGTGGAAGTACAAATAGAGATAAATTAAAAAATACTAAATTTCAAAAAGAACTTAAAGTTAAAGTTATGATACAAAAATTACAATTACCTGAATCACATACAAAAGTAAGAAGTTCATTTACATTTCCAACTGGTTGCAAAAAACTAGGAGTATTTGGAGATGTTCATATACCTTATCATGATAACACTGCTTTAGAAGTAATGTTTAAAAAGTTTGAAGAAGAACAAGTAGACTCTATATTTATTAATGGAGACTTATTAGACTTTTACCAATTGTCTTTTCATGAAAAAGATCCAAGAGAAGTTCATTTTAAGGGTGAGATAGAAGCAGGAAAAGAATTTCTTGCATATATCAGAAGTAGATTCCCGGATATTCCTATCTACTACATTACAGGTAACCATGAAAATAGATTTGAAAGATACTTAAGAATAAAAGCATCTGAACTATTAGATATAGATGAATGTAGACTAGATGTAATACTACATGTTGCAGAATACAAAATAGAATACTTACCTTTTAGAAGTAAAGTTGTATTTGGTGACTATACTATTGAGCACGGTGATAAAATACCAGGTGCTGGTGGTGTAGTACCTGCAAGAACACTTCTAATGAGACTTAAGTCTAATTCCATAGTAAATCACTTCCATAAGTCTAGTGAAAGCTCACAAAGAATATATGGTGTAGGAGAACCTACAAACATTAGAGCCTATAGTTTAGGTTGTATGTGTGACTTAGCTCCGGAATATATGGAAATCAATGAATGGAACCATGGTTTCTGTATAATGAGTAAGATTAAAGATAAAGTATCAGTATCTAATTATAAAATAGAAGGTAATACACTAATTTAATGTTTTTACCAATAACTCTCAAAGATAAAGAAGGTTCTTATATTGAGCACTTAAATGTGACTCACATAACTAGAACTGCATTTATTAATGTTATGAACCCAGATGCGGGAACTAAAATATATTTAAGAACCGGAGAAGTATTATCTACTATGGTTCCTATGGATATATTACAACAAGAAATTGATGAGTGTTGGAAATCAGCTTCTGCAATGATCATATTTAACATCATTGCAGAAAAAACAAGAGTTCTCTCTGCAAGTGAAGAACCTGATATTATTGATGATTATATTGAGAAATCCTCTTCAACTCAATAATACTTTCTTTTGTAGGAAACAAGGCTGCTGGCCAATCCCAATTCTTAACTTTCCAGTTATCATCTTTAGTTTCATCACTGTCTGTAGAAACTAAATGTAATCCAGGCATTATTAATAATTCATAATAATAATATTCTTTTTCATTATTACTTTCTTTAGTAGTAACTACTATTTTATTAAAGTTTAATTCTTTTAAATCATTTTCTGTCATGTTATTTACTATTTAATTTTTTAGACTTTACTTTGGTTGGTTTATCATACTTATCTAAACATGTATTACATACCCATACTCCAATTTCCTTCATGTCACTAATATTCTTAATAATGTGACAATTATAACAAGGTTTTTCTGTCATTTTTAATTTTTTAATGCATTTTGAAACAATGTTGTATTTAATATTTTAGAAGCATAATCTGGAACAAGATCCATATAAACTTTACTTCCTTGACTAAATGCTCCATGTTCTTTAATTCTTTTGCTTCTTAAAGATTCTAAAGATAGATATCCAAGATAAAAATTATCTTTATCTTCTGACTTAATCATTTCATTAAGATTTTTAATATCATCATTTTCCATATAACCCATTTCTTTAAGTAAATGCATTTCTGCCATAAATATAAATGGTCTATATGTTCCAGCTTTTACACCTTTATGATACATGTACCATAAATAATTTAATATATTTCCTTCTGAAGTCATATTATAATGTTCTTCTATAATACTATGTAAAAACTTTTTAAATTTCTTAGTAAGTACAATATCATTTGTTGCTGTTTTTTCCATTTAGTCTTCTAAGTTTAAATTATGTTCATCTAATATATCTCTTATAGCTTCTCTTACTTTATCAGCCATATCTTGTTCAGCTGCTGTTGCTTCTCTTTTTTCAAAAACAGCATACTTTGTTGTACTTCTAAGTAGTTGGTCTAATTCCCACATAGCATTTTTCCATTTATAGCCATCTAATGCTACTCTTACATCACTTTGTTCTTCAATAGAGTCAAACTCCAGTATTATTTTTCCCATCTTTTCTATATTCTATTTCTTTATTCATTAATTCTAGGTGCCAATCATCACCACCATAGTCAAGCACTGCTTTTAGATAGTCATCATCCATATCAGCTATAGCTATCCAAGTTAGTGGTGTTTCACCATACTTACCTCTACTACCTCTTACTGCATGTTTTCTAACAATCTCAAAGTCATCATCTGCATAAACATAATGAGTTTCAATCTTATCCATGTCCATTGCACCATATCTTCCATACTCATTGCCACCATCTACCATAGCATCATTTGGGCAACCACATGTTACATAGTCATGTACATGTCTACTTACTAATACCTCATTACACTCAAGGCATTTTACTGAATTATATACTATCTGTCTCATTTTTATAAGTTTTACTTGTTAATTATAAGTTTTACTTTGTCCCATATATTAGCTAAATTTGGGACAAATAGTTGTTAATAGCTAATATATTAGTTACATTCCATTTTTTATCATGTTTAATACTTCTAATTTTTCCTCATCTGTTAGTTTAACAGGTAGCTCATACTCTTTTGTATTGTCCAACCTACACTGCTCTACCTCTTCCCATAATGACTGAATATCATAACAAATAGGTTTTCCGTCATTAGTAGTTGCTTGGTCAATTGTTCCAAGAGGGTCTCTCTCCCATAGATACCAACTAATCCAATCTGCTCCATCCTTACCATAGTACACTTCTAATAAAATGTTTATCACTGAGGTATAATTATCTGAGAAATTAATAGTGTCTATATCTAATACATACAATGCATGTTCCTTGTCTGATTGCTTCCTAAGTCTATTTAGAATTTCTGTAAATACTTCTAGTTTCATAGTTTTTCTATTTCTTGTTTAACTTTCATCCAAATATGTGATTCTGAATTATAGCCTACTACTTTTATTATCTCATCAACTGCAATCAATGCACATTGTTTAGCTTCATAACTATCTAATAAAGGTACAGCACTAAACTTATCTACTAACTCTTTTGCTTTTAATTTTGGTATCATAGTTATTGTTTAAATTGTTATAGTTAATTGGAAATATTCCGAGTATGTGTTATAAATTATACATAAATACATATAATTGTGCCTTATATAACACTTTAACTTGTAATTACATAATTATGTACAACAAAAAGTACATAATAACGTACAAATTTATACTGTGAGTATAAAAATCTGCATGAATTTTTCCAAATGTTCATGCAAATTGTAAAATATATTTAACAAAAATGATGGTTTTTGTAAACTTTATTTAGCATTATACTATTTAATGATAGAATTTGCATACTTTATTTAGCATTATCCCTATAGTCTATTATAAAGCCAATGGCTACAATAATGTTCATGCCACAGGACATTAGTATCTCATGGATGTCAGCATATACATTTGTTGAAAGATGTACATGACCTACCATCCAAAAAGGTATGGACAAGTTTTGGCTTATCCATACCATTAGATATTTTGTGAAATGTTTCAGTTTAACTATTTAAATATTGTTTATTCTTCATTCTTGCATAAATACCAAGAGGTAAAATAAGAAAACCTATTAAAAGTGGTATTGTAACAATACCTAAAATTATATAAATTGTAGGAAGATTCTTTTTTGCAAACCAAGGTTTATCATCTTCTTCTTTAGCTTTACTAATATTCTCTATAATAGCACTGTATTTTTTATTAAAATCAGTATCAGATAATATTATAACCTCAGATAAATACTTTACTAAATCTGTAAAATGATAACTTGCTCTTTGTACTTCTACATCTGTATCAAAAGAACCTATTTTTCTTCTTATTTCTATTGTAATTTCTGTTGAAGTATCTGATTTTTTTACTAAATTAAAATCAATAAATACACCTAAAGATAAGAACTCTAAACATTCTAATATTACTTGATTAAATATTGGATTAACTTCTGTTAATTTATATTTGTTATCTGAAGCAATTTGAACTTTTGGTATACTTGTCATTACTTGTTCAATTGAAAAATCAATTGTAATTGTTTTTTTTGGATTTGGTATTGTAAACATATTTTTTTATTTATTTAATTATTAATTATTTATTTATTTCTTTATAATATAACATTTCTTTAAGAAGTTTATTTTCTTCTAATAGTAAATTGCATCTTTCAGCATCTCTATACATAAAAATGCTTGTAAGTATACCCATAGTAAGTCCTATTACTACACCTATAAATGCATAAGTATATTCTGAACTTTTCTTTACTGGTTTCTTTTTACCTGGAATAGATTTCCAACCATATTCTTTTTCTTGTCTATGTTCATTAAGACTGCTCCCCTTTAATACTTCCTTCATTTTTTGATTTGTTATTTTGGGTTCTTTCATATTCTCTCCATTCATAAATTTTTAAATCATTCATTCTCGCTAGGTCAGCTATAGTAGCTTCCTGTGGTATTTCTCCATTATTTGCTTGTAATAACTCATTATATAATTCTTTCATTCTTCCCATAATTTTAATAAATTAGTTAATATATGTTTAGCACCAATATTAACTGACCCAAATGCTTTACGATCAGTATATCTTTTTAGCTGGTCCATTATAGTTGGAGAAACTCTAAAACTAACTTTCTGTAAACCTGGGTTTAACTTAACTTTAACCAAATTATCTGGAAAGTCAAAGGGAAACTTCTCAATAAGTTCTTGAGTATTCCTCATAAACACAGGATCTTGAGATTTATATAACCCTGCACCTGATCTTTTAGCATGATGTATACTAGATCTATTTGTAAGATTGGTGTAGTTAAAGATATCATATTCTATTACTTTAAACTTATAATATAATATAGCAATAAGATAATACCTTTTATCTGTTAAATGTCTTACTCTAGTCTTAGGACCAAGATATAATTCCCTGAGCTCATCAGTTACTTCTTGTTGTGTATATTCCATAAATTTTATATAAAAAAAGGAAAGAATATTCCTTTAATTTCTGATATTATTACTCCTAATGTTATAGTATTTAAAAAACCATGACTATTAGACCATATGTATAAAAAATAAAGAGTCATTATCTGACTCATTATTACATATATAACTGATATTAAACATATAATGTTTATAAATTTAGACATAAACTTTATTTATTTAGATTAACAGCAGCTAGTCCCAGGTGTACAACAAGATTTTACTTTTTCCTTATTTATTTCTAAAATAGGAATACCACATTTATCCATTGCAAGGCAAGCTGTATTTGTACTAATTAATTGAAAAATACCATTAGTAAATACAACTCCATACTTCTCAATAGTTTCTCCTTGATATTCCATTTCAATTTCATAATCTCCAATTTCTAATTTTTTTTCAGAAAGTTCAATAATTAAATTGAGTTTACTTGGTTCTAATCTGTGCAAAAAATCTATACTTTGCCAAAGTTGCATAGAAATAACTTCTACATTTCTAACAGTTCCTCCACAGTCAATAAATTTTTTACTGGTTTGTCCCACTTCTGTAATATGAAAATGTTCTGGAATCTTGTTTCCATTTGGTTTTAAAAAGGTTACTTCTGTAACTATTTTTAAAGATTGTTTAAATTCTGATAATATCATTTTGATTTATTTATTTAGATTAACTCAAGACATGCTTCTTCAATAATTACTTCTTCCTTTTTTTCTTCTTTCATCATAGATAAAAGATCAATTGGTAAAAATCTTGTTGCATCATAAAGTTCATAAGGAAATGATCTGCTTGATAATTGTACTTCTTTAAGTAAGTACCCATAAGTATCTTTCTGTAATCCCATTCTAACAATCCTGGTTACAGTATAAGCATCACCTTCTTGTACCCATTCTTCAACAGGTACATTTTTTGGCTTTTTACTATTATCAATGCATATCACTTTCATATTCTTCTAATTCAACTTTAATATTCAAGTCATCAAAGGTAGTTTTTAATTCAAACATATCCATAAAATCTCCATGTTTTATTTCACATTTGCCTTTATTATGTGCAATTAAAGCACATTGTTCTGCTTGTATTACTTCATGTTTACATAGACCTATTAAACAGGCCATAATATATTCATGTGAGTTTATATCATCATTATATAACATGATCTTATGTGTTTGTATATCTTCCATACTCTTAATATATATAAATTATACGGGAATATTGTAATTTTTCCATATAATTTTAGTTTGGTCAAAATCTTCTAAGGCTTCTTTAACCCATCTTTCATCAACTGTGTTCATATAACATAGTATATGTACAATAGCTTTATCATCAGGATTTAATCTTAAAAGTCTACCTATTCTTTGACTAGCTTTTCTTTCATTACCATATGAATGCATAATAATACCTTGTTTAAGATTAGATATATTAACACCTTCATTTAACTGCATAACAGATGAAAGTTTTGTAATAGATCCATCTTTAAACATCTCAAGATTTTCTTCAGAATTAGGATTATTACTATGATAACTATGAGAACATAATCTATCAGCCTGATCTTGTGTATTAGCAAATACAATACATTTAGTACTAATGCTATCCATTAACTTTTTAGTATATTTTTCTTTACTTGCATACTCCATCATTGCTTTCATTCTCATTACTCTAAGAATATGGACAGGTCCAGAACCAGTTTCAAGTCTTTGACCCCAATAACTATAGTTTTGTACTTCAGAACTCATAAAACTTTTATTCTTCATTACTACAGAATAATTTTTTTCATTACTGAGTTCTAACTCATGTACTATAATTTGGTAATCATTTAGTATTCCTTGTTCTATAGCAGAGTCTGCTTTAAAAGTATATATTACAGGACAAAATTCATGTATTAATCTACCTTTTTCAGAATCTTTATATCTTGGAGGAGTCCCGGTAAGACCAATTATCTTTCCTTTATATAATTGTAGAAATCCTCTATGACTATCTAATAAACTATGAGCTTCATCTAAATACACTGCATCAAAGTCAGCAGGATTATGTTTATTTAAACTTAGATAAGTTGTAAATGTAATCCTACTTAATTGTTCATGCATATCAAACTTTGCTGCATCATCTTTCCAAGATTGAAAAATAGATTTTTTAGGTGCAACTACTAATGTTCTCATAAGAGGTGTAGTATAAAATTGCATATGTTTTAGGCCAACAAGGGTCTTACCGACCCCTGTTCCCAACACAATGCTACATCTTTGCTTACCTTCAGTTGCTTTTAATGCTTCTGCTTGTATTTCTTCTCTGTTCATTTTGTTAATTTAAATATATTTTTGCTTATAAAAGCTTCTGCAGCTTCTGTATCACTCATAGCTTTTATAGTCTTAATATGTTTATCAAGATTTGCTAATGAATTTGCATGATTATAAGTACCCCAAGCACGCATAAATACTTGTAAAAATTGATGTTTAACCCAACGGTCAGCTCTACCAATTTTTAAAAAGAAATCATTAAATGCTTTAGCCATTTGTTGTGCTTCTGTATTTGTAATCTTAAAGTTACCAGATTTTAGTAATTGACTACCTGTTACTACTGATGATGTTCCTTTAGTACATATTGCAGCTAACATTAATGGTTCAATATTATAACTATCTCTTAATTCAAATAAAGTATTGTAATCTGGAATATACATTTTAAATGCATTTACATAATTTAGTAATGTCCAAGATTTTGATGAGTTATTTAACATAGCCATTTTATTAACTAAATCTATTTTATCATCACTTTCAATAACTACATAAGGTATTTCAAGATCTTCTGCTACTAAACCTTTAAATAAATGTTGACCATCAATAATGTACAATTTAAATGTACCATCAAGAAATTTAATTTTAACACAAATAACTGGTCTTATAACACCCATTGCTCTAATGCTAGTTACCATTTTTTGAATATGGTTTGGACATGGGATCCTATTAATACCATCTAATAAGTGAAATTGGTTATAATTTTTTGTAAATTTCATTTTTTTAAGTAATGCTAAAGCATTTTTTAATTCTGTTTTCATAATCATAAATTTTAAATCATATTATTTTAAAAATCCAAGTATTCTAGCCTCTTCAGGATGTTCGTGGATCCAACTGTGACAAGGTCTACAAGTTGATATCCATGATAATTGTGTTAATGTTTTTTCACCTCTTCCTTCCATGTGATGTATATCAGTAGCATTAAAGAAACAATCTTTTGATACTTTAACATTACATAAAGGATTCTTATCCATATATTCTTTTCTCATTAATAAATAAGCCTTATCTAATGCTTTTTGTTTATCAGATTTTAGCTTTATTCTTGGTCTTTTCTTTACATTAGGAAGAACCACAGGGACTAGGTTTTCAGTTGGTTTCTGAGCAACAAGATTGCTTTTGTGACAACTCCAGCAATTTTTGCAATATCTAAATCCCTCATGGTTTTTCCAAATTACAGATGGTTTCATACATCCATAACATTCTTTCAATTTTACCATTTAACTATTCTTTTGGTTTAGGTACACCTTTTGCAATATAATATCTTATAAGATCTATTTTTTCATATTTAGGTCTAGATACCATAGCTCCTGTAAATATACAGGTAGTCCACCAATAGTTTTCATCTCTCATGGTTCTTAAATCTTCTAAATCTAATCCAGAAAGTAAATCAAAAAATTCTTGATCTATTGCATTTAATTTTGGTTCATATTTATTCATTCAGATTTTAATCTTGGTAATTGGTTTTGAGGTAATTCTAAACTTAAAAAGTTTTTTGGTAAAATACCTTCAGACATAAAGATAGTAATAATTTTATCTTTATTTATATCAAGATCTCTAAAAGTTAAAGTATTTTTAAAAGATGTATCTGTTTTAGTGTCAGATAATAAATACTCAGTTATTGGACTATTTGGAAACAATGTTTTAAATATAAAATTACTATATGATATAGTAATATCTTGTTTAAGTTTGTTTAGAACTATTTGTGCTTTTTTATACACATTTATAATCCTTTGTTTCTTTTTACTACACATTGTAGCAAGTTCTTGTTCAGTTAATGAACTTAGACCATATAATGCTCTTTTGTATAAGTAATTTTGGTATTGATTCAGACCATCAGTATCATACTTTACATATGTTTTACTGTTTATCTGATAATTTTGTAAATCTTGTTTAAACTTTTCCATTTTTTATACATTTTTAATTAATAAAAAAGGGGACTATTAATCCCCTTGTAACTATAATATTATTAAATATTAAACTCTTCAGAAGGTTTCATTTTAGAAACTACATTCTTAAGTGGTGAATAAGCAGCTCTTAATTCTTCAATGTTGTCATGTTTAACAAATACATCTGGAATAGCAGCATTATAAGAAAATCTTGTTCTTCTGTAAATTGGTTGTCCTTCTACTGTACACAAAATACCAGTATCACCTGCTATTTTAATTTCACGTTCTGCATTTTTTTCATTAAATGGAGTTAAAGATTCTTCTATAACAATTTTACCATCTAGTTTTTGACCAGCATGAAAACCTGTTAATTTTAAATCTACAAGACTACCAATAATTAATGCTGAAATTGGTTTAGCAGATAAAAATCCATTATCATCAATAATAGTTTTTACTTGTTCTACTTTAATAAAACCATACATAGAATTTTTTGTTGAAACATTTATTACTGAACCGGTTGTTTCATCCGCTTTTACTACAACTTTTGATTGCATAATTTTAAGTTTTAAATAAATAAATAAATTGAATTGTGAGTTGAATACTATATTATAGTCACTCTACCTATAATAAGTTAATATATAATATATTAATTATCCAATGGACCGGATAGGTCAATTATATCATCAAATGGTTGATCATCTGATTTATAATTTTGTATTTCATCATCATCTAATGAAACATAATCAAAGTCATAATACTTTTCTTTAGTATTAACATTTACTGCTGACTCTGAAAAAGGATTTATCATATGGTCACCGGCATCTAATGCAATTAAATGCTGGATATCTAAATCAGTTAAATCAAGATATTGTTCAACTGTTAGATGTATTACTTTGCCATTTGGTAACTGATATAACATTTATTCATATAATCTGGTAGTAAATGTATGTTATTATTTTCATAATACTTACTGTAAGATTAATTAAATTTTTATTATATAGCTAAAACAATAAAAAGGGGCTATTATAACCCCTTATTATTTGGAAAAGTATACCATAGATATACTATTTTTAATTATGTTTTTGATAATCTCTTATTTTATTTAACAAACCTTCATTAAAGTTTGTCCATTTAGAATAATTGGTATTGTAAACATAATTAGGTTTCTCTTCAGGTATATAATTACAAGTAGTTCCGGAAGCCAAAACATTCCCTTCATTATCTGTAATTTCTGCATCAAGATCAAATCCTAATACAGATGTTATAGTATTACTCATTACTTAAAAAACATATAAATTAACATTACTATACTTACAATTACAAAACCATATAACATATATTTTAATGGTCTCATCATTTTAAGATTATATATTTCTTTTTCTAAGAGATACATTTCATAGTCTATATCATTAATTGCTTGTAATTTAAAGTCATAATCTGAATCTGATCTTCTTGCTTCATCAAGTAAGATTAATAATTCTTTTCTTTTTTTTAATAGTTTTTTCATAAGTTATACTTTTGTAAGCATCCAACATATAAAACTTATATACATTATAGCTAAAATTAATAATAGTTTCATAATTCTTGTATTTGTTTCATTAAAGCATCTATTTCTTCTTGGGATAAGTGACCGATACTATCATTTGATATAGGATTGTTATAAGATGCAACACTAAAATTTTTTTCAGGAATCCATTGAAGTATAGTGAGCTCATATTTACCTACAAGACCGCCCTTTGTGAACGGTCCCATAAGTATACTCACTCCCCAGTTATTATCAAATATAAGTTGACCCTTAACACAACCATCTTCTAATATTAATGGTATATCTTTAAAGGTCTTCATTGTATTCAAATGTATTAGTTTCTATATATTCTATTATTTCTTCTTTGTAACAATAATCAACAGTTTTACCGTAAAATATTTGGTTACCTTCAGTAATTTGAGTTGAATCCTGAAACTCTAATCTATAAGTATTTCTACCATCAATGTTTTTTTCATAAACTATGGTACCTGTAATCAGATACCATAGAAAAATTATTGTATTCATATTTCATTAAGATTAGCAAAACTTAATTCAAGATTTCCTTGTTTTAAAAGTGCTTGATTTGCATCTATTAACTTATTGATTTTAAAGTCATTTAAGTTTAAAGCAAGACTTAATTTAAAGTCTTCAAACTTTGTATATACATATACATTGTTTTGTTTAGTATTAAAACTACCTTCTATTCTATAACCATTTCTTGTTTGCATTATACAAATTTCAGGAAATTTCTTTTCAAGTTCTATTGCTTGTTGATTACTCATCTTGCAATTAATTTTTACAAGAATGTTTGTTCCCAATTGGGAATAGCCATATTTTAATTGATGATTCATAAGTTTATTTTTTAAGTGCTAGTGTTATTACAAATGTTAAATACATAATTTCCAAAATCCAGTTATGAATTGCAAAACCAGAAAAATCCATCATGTTATAAGTAAACATTCCTACAATAAAATACTGTAAGAATATAGCTATCAGTAAATGAATACTGATAGCATTAATAATATTAATTGTCTTCATAGTAATTGATTTAATAATTTAAGTGTGTGAGTAGACCATTTAATTGATAAGTTTTGGTAAATCCATTTCATATAAGATGGATAAAATTTAATTGCTTGTTCAACAGTTAAATTAATAATGTGTGGTTTATTACTAAACCAACAGTTGTCCCATGGTCTAGTTCTTTGTCTTGTTTGAACTATTTCACGTTCATTTGGTAGACCATAAAAGTTTTTATTCTCAGGTCTATGTTTTTCTTTAAGATTAATAATATTATTAACCTGTAATTCTTGGAGATAAGTAGAAATCATAATCATATTTTTTAAGTATTTAATAAGTATAAGCAGTTTCACCATCCCACTGCTAAGGTCAATTAATTAGTAAGGTGACTGATTCTTTAAAGCATTTAAGTCTGTTTCATTTTTTCTGTCTTCCCAACATTGTTGGCATTCATGTACTTCATCACAAGTACAAGTTAATTCCGGAGATATACTGTATAACATATACATATCTCTTGCATCATCAAAAAATTCTCCCATTTTAAATAAGTTTAAGTAGTTAAATTAATAATTATGCAGAGACTAATTTCTCTGCACTGTAAGATTCCCGTAACTCTACTATAACATTAATAGGTAAGTCATAAAGAGCATCAATATACTCTTGAGAAAATGTAATGTTGTTTTTCTGTGCAGAAGCTACCAACTTGGTAACTTCAGTAATCATAAACATTGTAATCATAATTGTAAGTATTTAATAAGTAAAATTATAACAGTATCAAGCCCTGTCATTGGCAATATCTTAAATCCATTCATCATCATCATCTTCTTCATCATCTTCATCTTTATCTTCTTCATCATCTCCATGTAATCTTCCTGAAAATCTTGTAATACTTGTTATGTTATGATGTTTAAAACATTTTATACATTTTATATATACAGATGTAGATCCAGGAATACTTTCATAATCTTCTTTAGTTGCTACAAATACTATAGTTTTAAATAAGTCACGATCTTTATTACCACATTCACATTTTAATGTTAATGGTTTAATATCTTTTGATTTTGACATTTCATATAAGTTTAATTGGTTACATTTTAAAAATAGCAATGGTAGAACCTTTCTTTATTCTACATTTATGAAGCCATAATGACCAGACTCTTATCTATCTGCAGAGCCATTGCTATTAGTTTTAATACTCTTGGGTTACGCACATTAGTATCCATAGTGCCGATGTCTGGTTACATCTTCAAGGTTTTTCACCTATGTGTAGTTCAAATACTACACTACTAATCCCTCTGTACTCAATATGCATATCCTAAATATTTACATCACAAATATATTAAGACCTTAAGTGGTCAAGTACAAGTACTTATATTTTATAAATATTTATCACGAATATGTTAAGACACTAAATGGTCACATATTGTCTACCCTTGGGAAGTAGAAATGGTACATTACTAATAGACATTATTGTTTAGTCTATTGCTTGTAATCAGGATTTCTGCCTGACCTATAGGATACTACCCTAATTATAATTATTTTTTTATTCTGTAATCTGTTCCTATCATTAGTTCAAGGATACTGATTAGTAAAATTTTAAAGATTTCGGAAATACTAATATTGCTTCTATCATAGAGAGAAACAATACTAATAGTAATAGTTATAGATATAGTAGAGAACTCATATGTATTTAGCTATATAACATATATTATATGACTTTATTCCAAATCTGTTAGTACTCTTACTACTAAAGATATGGTGAGAGTTTTATTCTCAAACATCCTGTAACCCTTATACACACTGACTTACAGAACTTTTATCAAAATATTTTATAATACTTTTAAGGTGACCGTAACCTATTGTTACAGCCACAGAATATGTTTGGGAGACCCTTTGGGTGACCGCAGATATCCAAAAGTATTATCTTTTTATTGTGCTTTTAAATACATTTTTAAGCCTTTCCGAAGGAAATAAGAGTAATAACTGTTACTTTTAGGTATGAAAACTGTTACTTTTACAAATTCTACATTTTGTAACTACTTGGTTTTCAATACCAAAGTCACATAGTTACACACGGTGGATACAAAAAAAAATAGTGCATATCTCTATGCACTATTTCTTTATGACTTATGCCATTTCAAAATCATCAAAAGAAATTTCTTGTCCTTTAACAAATGAACTTAACATAATCCACGGTTGTCTACGTGAGCCGTCTTCATTAGGTTCTTTATTAAGAGTAATTTTCCCTAAATAATTTTTACCTAATTCCATACCTTTATCATATGAAGTTTCATAGATAACACAACGGTCTGTGGTAGTTTCTTCCCCATTAAGGTCTTTGAAAGACATAGTGGCAAGTTTATAAAACACGGTATCCTTTGTAACAGGAGATACATATTCAAAAACTTTGTCACTAATGGATAATAATTTACCACTAATGTTAGCATTGCTAACAACATTTCCAAGAGAGGTTGTCTCTTCAACAAATTTTAATTTAATCATACCTTATAGTTTTTAAATAAACAACGTTGTTTATTTTATGTACTTATAAATACAGTTTAAAGCCTTGCCGAAGGCAATAAGAGTGAACATTTTTACTTGTGTATTTTTATAAAAGAAAAAAGGGAATTTTTTCCCTTTATTTTTTATTATTCTACTATATATATTATATTATATAAATCCATATTATTTTTTAATATTTTAAGTGGAACATTTTTTTGTGACTTATTTACATAAGCCATAGTAAAAAATATATCTATATCTTCACCGTCATAGTCAACTGTTTGTAATATTTCAATAGCTCTGTAGTTATTAGCAAGTAAGTTATCTATTGCTTGTTGTTTAGTTACTTTAATCATAATTTTTAGTTTTTAAGTTTTAGTACTTATAAATACATTTTTATTTAAAAAAGGGAATTTCTTCCCTTTACATCCACACAGATATTGTATACCAACCTTTTTCATAGTGTACTATCATAAGAGAACCTGATATTTTTGCTTTTAACCAAGTTCCTTCACTTATGTTATTATGCCATAAAGTAGTAGCATAAATCATTGCTTTGTATTTCTTATCATCTATACTTACAACACACCAAAAATATAATGTTCCATTTATATTACTGTGTGCTTTTTTAGAGGTGACTTCTACAAATTGACAATCTATTTCTTCCATAATTTTTAGTTTAAATTTAAATTAATAAAAAGGGGATTACTCCCCTGTTTCTTCTTGAGATGAAATACATTGCTCTATACCTTCTTGTATATGCTGCATATAATCATCTAATACTTTAAGTTGTTCTTTACAATACTTCATATCTTCAGCATTTGGATTAGCAACCATATGTCTTTGAAGTATACCTATTTGTATTTCTAATGACTCTAATGTAAAATACATTTTGTTTAGTGTTTCCATAATATATAGTTTAAGTTTAAGTAATTATAAATAAGTTTTTTTTAAAAAAGGGGATTACTCCCCTTTGTTTCTGTTAATTTGTATTTGAATACAGTTGATTTCAAATGCTAAATCAAACAATGAAATACCATCTTCATTTACAATATCACCACTTTTAAGTGATTGATATAATTCTTTTAGTTGGTTTAAATGTTGTTGTAAATCAGTCATAATATTTATTTTTAATTTTATTTACTTATAAATACATTTTCTTTACATATATACTACATACTATGTATAGTATCTTTAGTATAGTATCTTAGATCTTTTTCTTTCTTTGTTACTTAGTAGTGTATCATAGTATAGTATAGTATATAGTATGTATACTTAGTATAGTATTCTTATCTTAGAGTACATAAAACTTTCTTGTAGGATTTTGTTTTGTATTTTTTTTCTTTGGTTTGGATTAGTTCTTTCAGTTTCATGGGGGGTACCACCCAACTGTGGAGAGCCGGGGAGTGTTTTGCTAAGGACCCACCATAATCTCATACATACCACAAATCCCAAATACCATAATGTCATACATATTAAAAACCCAAATAACTTTGTCCAGTTTTTAGTGCAATAAACTTGACATCCTGGGGGGTGCATCTAAGACAAAGTATACCCGGGGGAATAAACACCTACTATAAATTTTATATATAGGTGATGTCACAAATGTTCTCTATATTTGTGACATAAAATATTTACTATGGCTTATATAGAACATAACTTTTTTCCTCTTAAAGTATTTGTAAGAAATGAATACATGTACCAACATAAAAAAGGTCTAGGAGAATTTACACCAGGAGTAATTATATCTGTAAGATGTTTACCTGGTCAAGCAGCATTGTTTCAAGTACTCTTAGAGAATGGTGTTCTTAGGGATAAGTTACCAAGTCATGCTTTATTACATGAACCAAAGATGCCGGATCCAGATCTACCTTTTCATTACCTTCAGATATGGAATTGCTTTTCTTATAACTTTACTCTTCTCCATCTCTCTTATCTTTATGATACCAATGTAGAAGTGTATATGAAAGATCATAAGTTTTACCCGGGTAGTTATTACGGTACCATAAACTGGGGGTCTG